GGTCTTTCACCGTCTTTTATATCATAAGTATCAAAGTAAGAACTATTGTTTTTGACATCATCACTAAGTTTCACTCTTCTGAGAATATCTGGTACAACTTGCCCCGACACGCCTTCATCTAACGTATATACTAATTTAGGAAATTTAGAAAAATACATTAAAATCCCTCTCTTATTCTTCTTCTATCGAGAAGTTCTAGTTCTCTAAATTTTAGTGTCATGTTTATTTCTGCCGGTGCGCCATCCTCGAATGTTGCGTATTGTGCACCGCCATAATCTATGCTCATATCTGTTAATGCGCATCTGGAAATTCTATGTAAATATGTATTTTCTTCACCTTTAAAGTAATACATAATTTCAAATTCTGAAGGGTAAATATAAAAAATAGAGTTATCCGATAGCGTAGGATGCATGTGTTCTTTAAATAATCTAATTATATTCTGTGCGTTTCTTGTTTCGCTCGGATTATTTGGCAAAAATCTATATCTAAAATTGAATGTTCGATAATCTACTGATTGAAATAAAGTCTCAGTAAATGGATTAGTTTTCACTCTAGCGGAAACACCAATTAAATCTGCAACCCTTGTACCGCCTATAATATTGGGAATACTTGCTAAATTTATAGCAGCCGCACCTGCTACTTCTTTATTTAGAACTCCTCTATTTAAAGTATCAACGGATGATGCTCCTCCAGATAGAGCTCCTGCAAGAGTTCCTAAATCGGGATTTTGATAGTTTATACCATAGTTATAAGATGGAGGTGTTTCTACATGTAAAGTTATAGCGTCAGAAATCCTATAACTTTGGTCAGGTTTAAATAATTCTGGAATAAATTTTTGTGCCGCACCCACAACTGATACTATTGCAGCAGTTCCAGCAACTACACTAACTACATCTTTTCCTGCTTGTCTTACTTTCCCGTCTGCAATAGATTTTATCCCAGCTAAACCTGCTCCAATTCCACCTATAGCTGCTATTGTAGATTTAACAGCAACATTTTCCGATGATATATTGTTACCCTCAGCTTTAATAGGAGTTTTTGCTCTATTATTCTCATCAAATTTAGACTTACCCCTAACATTTATGTAAAAGGCGACGTAATGTTGTAAGTCTGGTTCTACCCCTAACCCTGTAGGATAAGAATACTGATTTATATCATATTTGTTATGATAACCATCCGTTCTTAACTTTAATTCTTTATACTTTGTTTTGAACTGTGGGGAGTAATTAGTGGGCATTTTCTTAATAAATATTAAAGGTTATTATTTATTTATATTACTATGTACACTAAAACATATAAAGGGAAGTACAGAGTCAATAATCCATTGAAATATCATGGTGATATTGGTGCTGTAATCTATAGATCTCTGTGGGAATTAAGATTCATGAAATGGTGTGATAGCAACGATTCCATCATAGAATGGGGATCTGAAACAGTTATTATTCCATACGTTTCACCTCTAGATAGAAAGGTACATAGATATTTCGTTGATTTTTACGTTAAAGTGAGAAACAAAAATAACGAAATACAAAAATATCTAATTGAAATCAAACCTGAAAAGTTTACTAAACCACCGCAAATACCTAAAAAGAAAACTAAAAAGTTTATAGATGAGGTTCTACAATACGGTGTAAATGATGCTAAATGGAAAGCAGCATTTGAATTTTGTCAAGATCGTGGATTAAAATTTATGATATTAACAGAGAAAGATTTAGGGTTGTCTAAATGAATACGGTTTTCGACGAAATAAAGATTACTCCTGCAGGTACCATTCGATCTTATAGATGGTACAGAGATCGCGTAAATCAATTAGCTACGGGCAGAAATTCTGATCCAAAAGCTCTTATGAGCCAGACCGATCAAATGACTAATACTATAATGACAGGCGGTATGTATCTTTTTTACTATGATCCTAAGCATAAGTTAACATTGCCTCATTATGATACATTACCATTAGTTTTACCTTTTAGAAAGGTCGAGGACGGATTTTATGGTATCAATTTGCATTACTTACCGTATTTGTTAAGATTCAGAGTCCTAAGTGAACTAAGCAAATTAGTTACAAATAAAAATATAAATGAAAATACTAGAATAAGATTGTCTTGGAGAATATTAACATCTGCTGCTGCACTACAACCTGCATCTGTATGTGTAAAACATTATTTGTATGATCATATTAGATCTAGATTTCTTAAGATAGATTTTAAAGATTGGGTCACAGCATCTCAACTACCACTTGAGAGATTCGTAAAAGAAAATAAAAATTCTGTTTGGAAACAGACAGTTAGGAAAATTTAATGGCACAAGCATATACTAATTTGTCTAAATTCAAAGCTGTAGCTAGAACTACCGGTTTTGCCAAACAGAATAAATATGAAGTTGAAATACTTCCTCCAGCAGGTATAGGTGTTACTGCATTAAACAAGCAATATTACAATGCTATACTCAATTGCGAATTAGCATCGTTTCCTTCTCTAAACATTTTAACTAGACAGTTGTTTGCTCAAGGACCGGCATACCAAAGACCCACTGGTATAGATTTTAGTGGCGAAGGTATTCCATTAACTTTTATTTTAGATCAAAGTATGGGATTGAAGGCATTTTTTGATGCTTGGTTATTTAAAGTAGTAAATCCATATTCAGCTGAAGTATCATACAGAGACCAATATACATCTACAGTTAGAATAAAACAGTTAAATGAACTTGAACAAAGTGTATATGAAATAACGTTGTATGAAGCCTTTCCACGATCTATAAGTTTACTGGATTTAAGTGCATCTTCACAAAACTCTTTTCATAAATTAACAGTGAATTTTACTTTTAGAAAATGGTTACCAACACATGAGCTATTTCAAACGTTTGATTTATCTCCCGGTTCTGACATATCAGGCAATCGTATTTTAACTACGGATCCTTATAAAAAGCCAAGATCAGGCACAACTGTTTCTGATAAAGGTCAACCAAACTTTATTACAGAAGCAGCTGAATCAGCACTTAATGCTGTCAAGGATAAATTTAAAAGTTTACAACCAGGACAATTATAATTTGGAGTTTTTATGCCTTTACCAACACTTGATGTAACAACCTATGAAACTATTTTACCGTCCACAGGAAAAGCAGTTAAATTTAGACCATTTTTAGTTAAAGAATACAAAATACTATTAACAGCTTTAGAAACAGATCAAAGTGAAGTAACTAGAATAGTAAATGAATTGATAGATGCCTGTACATATAAACAACTAGAAATAGACAAACTCGCACATTTTGATACTGAATATTTGTTCTTACAATTAAGATCAAAATCAATAGGCGAAATTACTGAACTTAATATTAACTGCGATTGCGGAAATAAAATAAGATACGATCTTAATCTAAATGATGTTAAAATTACAAAAACAGATAATCATACAAATAAAATAAAAATTAACGATAATTTAGGTGTTGTTATGCGATATCCTAAATTTGAGGAAATAGTTGAAATATACGAAAATCTTAAAACAGATAAGTTAGTGAATCTTATAGCTAATTGCATAGATAGTGTTTATGATACAGATCAAGTATATAATGATTTCACTAAGCAGGAAGCAATAGAATTTATAAGTGGTTTTACTAAGGATCAGTTTGACAAGCTAGAAGATTTTTTCGCAACTATGCCAAAAGTATCACAGCACATAGACACAAATTGTGACAAATGCGGAGCACATCATGAATATGATTTGGAGGGGCTGCAAAATTTTTTCGTCTAACTCTTTCTCACGATAGTTTAGCTAATTATTATCAACTCAATTTTACTTTGGTTCATCACCATAAGTATTCTTTAACAGAACTTGAGAACATGGTGCCGTGGGAAAGAGAAGTTTATGTAGGATTATTAATAAACTATATTAATGAAGAAAATGAAAAGTTAAGAATTAAACAAATGCAAAAACAATAATAGGCTAAAATGACAACATCTAGTACGACTACTATGGGTAATCTTCCTACCAATCTCCTGAGATCTAGAGACAGTGGTATAAGTGTCCAAGAGCCCACTAATTTATCAGATCCTACAGATTTGCTAATAGGCCAATTATTAAAACAAAATAAAGAACAGCTTTTTATTCTTAGATCAATATTAGATAAACAAGGTAGACCAGGAAGTAAAAATAAATCTACTGAATCAGATTCTTTATCAGAAAGAACAGTTTTAGGTGATTTGAAAGAATTTACTGGTGGTATGAAAGATCAACTATTGGATATAGCTGGTTATGTAACAGGTGTAAATTTTTTCAGAAAAAAACAAAAAGAGAACAATACCAAAACTACAACTACCGAAAATACTGTAGACAATACTTCTAAAGATACTACGCAAACACAAGTACAATCGCCTCCATTAAAAGCAGCGCCTGCTCCTACATCTCAAATAATAGAAAGAATCACTGAGGAAAAAAGTACACCTATACTAGGAAATTTGCAGGCATTATTTACTAACATGCTTGAGGAAGTAACTGTGATAAGAAAATTTGTTGAAGGTACACTTTCCATTAATACATTTAAAGGTGGATCTAAATATATTGAACGTGATTATCAAAATCAAAAAGTTAGACATATTAATGAAGATGCCGCAAGATTGGGTAAGGCATTGAATCTAAATCCAATATCTACAACACAGGGACCGAAAGGTATAGAATTATCTGACAATGATACAACGAAAGAAGATTCTTACATAGAAAAATTATCCTCTGCCATAGCAAATAAATTAGCATCATTATTAGAAGATGTAGGTATAGGTAGTAAAGGTATACCGGGTATAGATATAGACGTGGGCGGACCAAATAAAGGAGGGGGTAAAGGCAAAACACCACCAAAAGGCCCAGGCGGAAAAACACCTAAAGCACCAAGCAAGTTTGGCGCAGCATTAAGTATAGGTATGGGATTATTGGGAATAGGCGCTTCTGCAGCTTTATATTCAAGTGATTTAGGGGACGGTGAATTGCCTTCTGAAGTGAAAGATCAACAAGAACGAATAGCTAATATGTCTGAGTCTGAAAGAAAAGCTTACTACGATAAAATTAATGAAAATAGTAAGATAAAACCAAGGGATGAAACTAGCGAGGAAAGATTAAAACGATTGGGTGTTACACCTAATGAATCAGCTGGAGGTGGTAGAGGAAATATTCTACCCCCAATGATACCTCCTGTAGATAGCGCTGTTAAATCATCAGATGGTAGTATACTAAAAGATGCAACTGAAGAAAATATGTTTGCTAAAATGAATCAATCCATGATGGGATCACTACAACCTATCACGTCAAATAATATAATAGATAATAGTTCAAATCAACTGATGGCAGTTGCTCCATCAGTTAGAAACGATTATAGTTCTTGGTTGAGATATCAACATGCTAATATGGTAGGTTAAAAAAGGGGCCTAGGCCCCTTTTATTACTTCTTAGCTGGTTCTGCAGCTTTCTTGGCGTCATCTACAGGCTTACCATCTTTACCGACTGGTTTAACCTTAGGCTTATCACCGTCTTTCTTTTCTTCTTTCTTTGGCTCTTCTTTCTTAGCTTCAGCTTTAGGAGCCTCTTTCTTTGGCTCTTCTTTCTTTGCCTCAGCTGCAACTGCACCATGTGCCATTGCCATAGAAGCTAGTAGTGCAATAAAATATTTCATATTAATCCTCGTTTGCTAGTTTAGAAAAATACGACAACGATTCTGTATCGTCATCAAAATCTACATCCTTGGGAATTTCCCTAGTTGCAGTCTTACTGACAATCTGAGCTTTAGGAGCAGTCGGTTGCAAGGGATCTAATTCTGTTTCTTCTGCTCTTTTTGCTGCAGTGTTAGTATTATTAGCAAGAACCATTTGCAGTTTACGCTTTAGTTCATCATAGCTCTTGAAATACTTCTCATCTAAAAATTGAGTTAAGGAATGTTGCTGATTCCAAATTATTTCAATTTTGTCATCTTCATTTGCAACTGGACTAGGTGAATCAAACTCTGACTTATCGTAATTACGATATCCTTCAACATTTCTAATTTTGAGTTTAAAATTTGCACCTTCCCAGAAATCAAAAGGATTGACTGGTTTTTCGTCTTCGAATTGTGGTTCAGCAATATCCTTAATCTTGTCAAAAATCTTTTTACCAAATTTAAATAAAAATACCTTTCCCTCATTCTCGGGATGGGCAGGATCTTTTACAATAAGAATATTTGAGATGTAAGTTAATTTACGTTTCTGTTTGCGAGCAATTTCTTTATTTGCTTCCGATCCAGAATTCCAAAGTTCAGTATTGAATTCAGATACAGGATCGGGTTTGCCTAGGGTAGTGAGAGAATTTTCAATATACCATTTGCCGGTTGGACCTTGGAACCCATGATTCCAAATACGAACCCAGGGCAATTCTTCACCTTTAGGTGGTGCTAGGAATCTAATAACAGCGTAGCCATTGCCTGCTTTATCTACTTCTGGTTGCCAGAAGCGATCGTCTGTTCTAGACTCGGATTGAGGATTAGCGATCTTTTCGACCTCTTTCATAAGAGTATCGAAACCACCGCGAGATTTGCGAAGCTCAGATAGTGATGTAAATGCCATTTTTATTTCTCCGTATATGCGTTGTATAAATTGTATTAGCGTCGTTTAATTTTCTGATTATAAGCATAATCTAAAATTTCATCATACGCATCCTCATCTTCTTTTGAGGATACATAATTATATATAAACTTACGATGTTTGTCTAGCTTAGATTTTACCTTTTTTACTCGGCGAACTCGTTCATCCTTATCGAATTCGTCAAACTTTTGATTCGTGTTCATATTTAAAAACTTATTCCCCCTCGCTTCTTTCAACTACAATGTAAGGCCACTGTGATATTCTTTTCGTAACTTCTGATTGATTATGTGCTAATTTTACCAGATACCTTTGTGTTTCCTTTAGAGACTCACTTAAGCTATATATGACATTTTGCATATCTGCTACTTCTTTTTCTAAATTTTTTATCTTTTGAGCACTAATGTCCAATTCGTTCTCTAATGAGTCTAGCATATTTTTCTCTTTCTATTTTAAGAAATGGCCTATACTTTTTAATTAATCTAGATATATCAGGCCATACTATAGTATCGTCTACTTCATTATCAAATTTTTCGACCATATTAAAAATTTTATCTAAGATAACCAAAGTCTCTACACAAACATCTTTTCTTAGGTATGCTTTTATTATATATGGATGTTCACCTTTTTGACAGCTAAATATATTTTCAAATGTAATATTTTTTTGTTCAATGTCAAGTAATATGTTATCTAAATCTTTAGTAAAAATATAACTTATTCCTTCTACTCTTTTTTTCCAAGCCAAATAAGTCTCTCTCGCATCTGTGTCAAATACTCCACCCCAGCGATCGCCAGAAACAAAATTAGCAATAAGGAAATTGGCCACCTCCTCATCCGA